GACGAGTACGCTTGAACGCTGTATACGATAGCTTCAAAGACCTTGCGAAGATACTTGAAGTACCAGACAATGCACTCTCTCTCAATGGAGAATTGGGATTTGCATTTGGATCACGAGGTAAAAAGGGGGCTTCTGCACACTATGAACCAGACAGAGTTGTAATAAATATCACTAAAGAAAGTGGTGCGGGCACTATTGCACACGAATGGTGGCACTCTTTAGATAACTATCTAAGTCGTCGTTCTGGAAATAGAACTGGATATGTCACTGATTTAACAAATGTATATGAAAGAAAAGAGTTGAATGACGCTATCAAAGCAATGGTAAAAACCATTATGTCATCTGATATTTATAAACGATCAGCAAAAGCAGACCTATACAAAGGACGAAGATACTATACAAACAAAACAGAGGTTGGTGCTCGTGCATTTGAAATCTATGTACGAGAAAAACTTGCAGAACAAAACCTAAAGAATGGGTATTTGGTACAAGTACCTGCTATTGACAGCTTGGAAGATAGTCCGTACAGAGATGTACACCCTTACGCTGTTGGTGAAGAAGTGCCTGTAATTGTTGAGGCTGTAGATACTGTGATTAAAACTCTTGAGCAGAAAGAGGAAGACGGTAGAACAGTGCTATTCAAATTAAAGGGTAGCAATCTCACAAGTGAGCTTCTAGGTCTACAGAAAGATACTATTTCAAGAGATAGTTTATTGGACTTTGCAAAAAAACAAAAATTATCTAAGAAGGAGACTGATACACTTGTACAAAAGTTTGAAGAATATACAGATCAACAGGAGTTGTCACAGACACTTCGTGGAACAAAAGGTTTGACTGCTGAGGATATAACAAAAACATATCCTAATATAAAACTTACAAGAGATGTCCCTGCTAAAGATATTTATGGCAATAAGGTTATCATTCCTGACGGTGAAAAACTCACTCCTTACGAATTAAAGGGGAATAAAATACTCCTACAAGACGGTGAGACTTATATCGTTTCAAAATCACAATTTCAAAATATAGAAAATCAGTCAATAAAAGCTGAGGGTAAACCTTTTGCACCTGAACTTGAAGGATTAGAGGAGACTGTATTGGGAGTTGGATCTCGTGGCTCAAAAGCAGACGCAATGAGAGTTATTTCGGAAAATGGATATTCTCTTGAAGAAGATATGTTTGAGCTTTTTATAACAAAAGGTGATGAAGATGTTGAATATGATGAATTACCACTAAATGTACAGAGGGCTGTTGATACAGTTGTAGGAAATGCTGAGACAAAGTCTGAGGTAAATTATGGTGAGGCAACAAAATACTCGCAGTATCAACTTCCTAATGGTAAAAATTATCGTGAGATTTTGATTAGAGCACCACTTGAAAAGAAAGACATTATTGCGACAAAAAACACATCTTCTGTATTAAGTGAGAACCTTTATTTCTTGACAGATAATCAAGGGAATAAGCTTGGTAGTTTTAATGCAATATCTAAGACTGACGCAATAGAGCAATACCAAAGACAGCAAGGTTTCAAATCCTCGCACTGGACTGACTTTTTGAATGTTATTTTTCATCTCCGTCTAAATGATAGAAAATACAAAGGTAAAAAAGTTACCTTTATGGAGGAATTACAAAGTGATTGGGCGAGAGAGGGCAGGAGTAAAGGATTTGATAGTGGCGAAAAACTGAATGAAACAAATAAAGTTCCCTTTCACCCCCTAGTTGAAGGTAGTAAGTGGGTAGAGCCAAGTGTTAAAAGAGCCTTAAAAGAAGCGGTAAACACCAACGCTGAATACTTTGCTTGGATAAGCGGAGAGCAAACAAGTGCAAGGTATGACTTGGCTACACAAGTGGATAATGTAAAGTGGACGAAACGACCAGTGGGAAATCCTAAAGATAAAAGTATACAAATCTTTCCAAAAGAAGGAAGTCAAATAAACATTATTGTAGACGAGAAGGGTATAATCAACTCAACAAAAGCTGATTTGAATGGTAAACAACTAGACGAAGTTCTCGGGAAAGGTCTTGCTGACAAAATAATGGAAAAAGAAAGTGGGTCTCTGTCTGGAGAGGGTCTTAGGTTTGGTGGAGAATGGGCTTCTAATTTATACGATAAACAGGTAAAGAGCATAGTTAAAAGCCTGACTGGTGCTGAGATTGAGATGATAGACTTAGGATTACCTGTAGAAAGTCTTAAAAGAGAATGGGTATATGGAACAGGACAAGGTCTTGAAACGTTAGTCCCAGAAAAAATTAAAGTTGGTCTTGAACTTAGAAGTAGGGGTAGTGCGGGTGATAGTGATAATTGGATCATTACTGATGTTCTAGGAGACGGCAAGTTTAAGGCAATTATGAAAGAGAGTGCCTCAAGAGGAAGTATTGCAGAGGCAAAATTATTGCAGGGCGACGCTTCATCATTTAAGAATATGGAGCACCTAAAAGAGACCTTTGATGTCTCAGTTGAAACCACCACTCAACAGGCTATAAGATTGACACCTGAAATAAAAGCTAGGATACGAGGTGAAGCACCAAAGATTGAGACCAGTAGGAATATGTTTGAGGTAGATCCTGAGTTCTCAATAGAGGGTTTTGTTGATTTTCTTAAAAGAGAATTACCAGAATTATCTACTAAAAGTAAAGAGGCTGAGCGAAATGATATAGAGAGTGCAGATATAACATCTGCTAAAGATTTTCTATCAGATTTTAAGAAAAGATTGAAACTTGATTTTGATGTTATTTTTGTAGATAACATTCTTGCAGATAAAAAAATAAACCCCTTCACAAAAGAGGTGGTTGGGCGGGTAGAAGCATACGGAGTAACTGCGGATAACACCATTGCTCTTGTGCGTGAAATGGCTAAATATACGGCAGAACACGAGGTTGTCCACCTTACATTACAACACTTAAATACAATGCCTATCTTTGAAAGACAGGGTATTACTCGTGAAAAGGTATTACAAGGACAGGCAGATAAAATGGGCGTGGAACTCAATGCGAAAACAAGAGGGCGTGTTGAGGAGCAACTTGCTCTTGATTTTGAACAATATGTAGACGGAAAATACAAAGCAAAAGGAATTATACGCAATTTCTTCATCTTGTTGAAACGAGCATTGACAAAGTTTGCCGAAGCGATCGGAGCTACAAAAGGGGATATTGTTACAAATTATTTTGATGTTTTACTTGAGGGCAGGGAATTAAATGAGCAAATCGTACGCCTTGAAAATAAAGGGATATTAGAAAGTTATATAGAAGACGACATACTAGATGTAGATGAGATTGACGCTGTACTTAGAAATAGAATAAAACCTATGGAAGCCGTACGTGCAAACAAGATTGCGGATCAGATTGAGGCAACAGAAGACAGACAGGAGAGAATAAAGATATTAAATGAATTGTCAGACCAAGAAGTACAAGCACTTGCTGTTTCAAACGCAGGAAATAGGATATGGAACTCACTTGAAAATGATTTTGCAGTCATACTTGATTATGCAATGCGTGATGTGAAAGAAGACTTCAAGTTTAAGTTACGAGAGGAAAATGATAAATACCTACAAAAAGTTAAGTCACAATACAATGACCTTATAAAAGAGACAGAAAAATTAGAAAATGATACAAAAGCTTGGAAAGCGGATATAGATAAAGAACTTATACGAAGTGAGCAAGTTGCTGAGCTTGTTGAACAAACGCCAGAGGAAGTAAAGGAATTGGCACGGTTCACCAAAAGAACGCCTCCGAAAGGCACTCTTACAGATAGAGGTATTATTGAGGTGGAAAAGACAGAGTTTGAAAATAAAGAACAAGCAGAGGAAAGAATTGGTGCATATCTAAAAAGAAAAGCAGAATTGGTGCAAGTACGGAATAAGTTGCGTACATTACGACGCGATATAGCAAACGCTAAAAAAGAAGGCAAAAATAACGCCAGAGCACTGCGAGATATAGAACGAAGAATTAAATTGCGAAAGCAACTCTTAGAGAGAAAAGACTACTATGTCACTATGGGGCTAGAGCGTGGTAAGAAATCTCAAATGAAAATGATCCGAAGGAGAGGTAGAGCCGTGAGAGACGCACAGGACTTCTTTATGGTATCTGACAAAAAAGCAAAAGATATTATAGGTGGCAGGAAGATACATCTTATGGGCGAGGAGGAGTTTAATGACTTTTTGATAGAGTTTTCAAACAGAGCACAAGACTTACGTACTAAATTAGACGCACAAGAAGAAGTAAATGCAATAATTCAAGAGAAGCAATATGGTAAGTGGGAGAACCTACTGAAAGCAATGGGACTACCTTCACTTTCAAAAATGTCAGAGGAACAAGCAAATCGTTTTGTTGAAGCTCTTTCAAAGTATCAGTTTGGAGATGTGTTTCTTACAGCCAGACAGCTTGAGACTATCCACCGTACACAATGGGGAGATATAAAAACAGAGAGAGAGTTATTGAGTAAAATGAAAGAACATACTGGCACAGGACGAGAAGAAATGAAAACCCTTACAGCACCAGAAAATGGTGGATATTATACATCTTGGATCAGACTTGCAAGGTCTCACCCATTCTATAACTGGCTTGTAGGTAAGCGTGTAGAGGCAAGTATCAAAGCCGAAAGAGAATATATTGCCATTGAGGAGGAGGTAAATAAACTTGTCAGCAATGCACGTCGTTCAAGAAGAAAACAGCTATCTTTGAAGGGGAAACTTGTTGAATTACTCGTACCTACAGACGAGGTGGTATTCGCATATATTGAAAGTGATAATAAGCCAGAGTTTGCAGAAAAGAATAAGATGACCCCAGAAGAATTAGAGCTTTCTGATTATCTTATTACCCTCTATAAAGGTGCGTATGATTATATGAGCCACGAATACGGTATGAGTGGTAGAAAAGATTATATGACACATACACGACGTTCATTCTTTGAGGCGTTGAAAGAAAGTGGTGCAAAATCAGCACTAAGAGAAATACTCACATCTCAAAGAGAGGAGGAGGCTTCATTCAAGATACTAGACGAGGAAACTGGAAACACACTCGCATTTGAAAAGTTCTTTGGCTTTGCAATAAGGAGAACAGGAGGTCTTGTACCAAGTAAAAACGTAGCACGAGCGTCACTTGCATACTTTAGGGCATTTGCTAAGAAAAAAGCCATAGATGAGTTTGTACCAGAAGCACTTATCGCAGTACAAGCACATAAAGCCATTGTTGGTACTACTGAAAAAGGTCTCACGAAAGACCCTACATTTGAAAAGTTTGTAAAGAGGTTTATAAATGACGCAAAAGGTAGAAAGGTTTGGTTTGGTACAAAACAAGGCTCACAGTCTGATATTGCAATACGAGCAATGACGACTTGGATCACTGTAAAATATCTTGGTCTCAATGTGGCAACAGCAGTGGCTAACTTTATCGGCGATTTTACCGCTATTGCGTGGGAACTTTCTCTTAAAGAGGTTGGAAAGGGTGCTCTACGTTCATTAGACTTACCTAAAGTACACGAGGTAAATAAAAGGTTCAGGTTCTTTAGTGGTAGAAATCCTTTTGCAGAATTGTTTGACCCTCAATATAATGTGCCGTCACGATTATTGAAAGCAATAATGGTGCTTATGAGCCTTGCCTCTTTTCAATCAAATAAGTTCTTTTTAAGAGCAAAAATGACAGATAAAGAATGGCAGACTATGTTGATTGAAGATACAAGATTAAAAGAAGTGGCACTATCACTTTCAAGGGTAAAGCCTAATCAGTTCTATGTGAGGTCTCTTGCGGGTAACACCTCAGTTGGGGGATCAGCATTTCAGTTTGGTACTTGGGCTATTGCGATATTTAACTCAGTCACAAGTGACGCTGTAGAGGTTGGTAAGATATTTAATAAGCGTGGTACGATTGAAGCCATTACTTCAAATGAAGCTAAAAAAATAGCGAAGTTTGCGATACTTGCGACACTTGCATACGCCATCGTATCTGCTATTGAGCCACCAGATGATGATGACGATAGTTTCTTTGCTCAAGTAATGAGAAAGGCACATAGAGAACTTACAACACTTACACAGGCAATACAGTTTGTGACAAATCCTTCAAGCTACTTCCTTATAGTTAAAGAATTGTCTGATTGGTATAAGTTGGTTTCTCAGACTATCTCGCAAGAATTATATAAAGCTGACGGTGTGGGATATGGAATAGGCGATCCAAAGTGGACACGAACAGGAGCAAGACTTATAACACCTACAGCATTAAAGCATTTCTTCCCACAAGAGAGGGAGAATACAAAATTGAGACTTGTTGAGGAGGCAGTTGAAAGTGAAGATTTTAATCCAGAAGCCATAGCTGAGAGAACAAATCCCACAGACTGGAATAACACCAACGGGGAAAGAGACGAAAAGGAGCAGGAGGAATATCGTCAAAAGAAAGTGGGGGAAATAACGAGACTATATAATCTAAAGAAAAACTACCCAGATAGTGTTGTGGGGCAGATTATAGTAGACGAAAGTAAGAATGACGATAGGATTGAAAAAATGATTGAATACGGGAATGAGGTTGGAATAGATACCGTGTACACAGAATTGAAAACTTTATATAAAGACAGAAACCTTTGTATAGACACAAAAAAGAAAACAGGTTGTCTTGTGTCAGATCAACTTTTTAAGGAGTTTAGAAGATTAAAAAATAAGCAATGACAAATATAAAAACATATAGACCAGTACGTCCTAATCATCTTTTTCAGGCGTTTGGTGCAAATGAGGCTTGTGCACTATTAGACGAAAACGGAAGGGTGGTACGTCCGTTTGTTGTAAAGGGTAAAACTTGGGGCAAATGCCCTGTTGGATATGGTAGTTTTTACGAGGGTATAGGAATGAAAGGACACTCAGGAGAGGATTGGGGGGCTGTACGTGGTGAGCCTGTATATTTTGATGTGGATATACCAGATATGCGTTGGTGGGCAAAGGTTGAAGTAGACGACGCACAAGGAATGAATGTGGATATATATTCTCTAAACCCTGTGCATTTTGACGTTTTACCTTCTGAGGTGAGTAAGCACGTTGTAGATACTTGGAAAGCGAACGATAGGAAACTGTATCTTAAAAGACGCTTCACACACGGATATCGCTCAATGCTAGAGGATAAGCCTTTAGTACAAGTTGGCACTTTTTCAGACGGTAGACCAGAGATGAGACCAGAAATAAAATTGGGAGATTTAGTAATGTTGGCAGACAATACAGGAGCGAGTGCGGGTGACCACTTACATAGAGCTTTGAAGTTTTGCCAAAAGAACAGTATGACTATTGGTGCTGATAATGGGTATATGGGTGCATTTGATGAAAGTCCTTATTTTGACAACAGGTTTGTATTAGATGTTCTAAAGGAAAGGTCAGACTTAGAGAACAAGCAAAGAATTGTGGAGTTGGAAAATCTAGCAAGGTCTTACGCTATGCAAAATAAACCAAAAGAGGCGAGTTGGATCAGGGCAATAATTCAATTTATAAAATCGTTCACTGTGGAAAAGTAGTTGTTGTACACACTTGATGTGGTATAATATAGGCACTCGGTACTGCTTCCGAGTGTTGTCCCAGAAGCCCCCTTACGGGGGTTTTCTGTTATAATAATCCTATGGCGAATTACCGTGAAAAATTGGACAGCGTATTTTCAAAATATATACGTGTACTCTACTCTGATTACATAGGGTATGTTACTTGCTATACCTGTGAGAGGATTTTAGCGTGGCAAGAGGCACAGTGCGGTCACTTTATACGACGACAGCATAGTTCTGTACGATTTGATAAAAACAACTGCAGACCACAATGTTACGAATGTAATATGATAAGAGACGGAATGGAGGAAAGCTTTGAGGAACACCTTAGAGATGATTTGGGAGACGAGGAGGTAGACGCACTACTAGAAAAAGGGAAAGAGGAGAAATCATACACAGACGAAGAATACAAACAACTTATTCACTATTACACTATGGAATTAAAGAGAATGGGTGTTATAATATAAATGTCCGCAAGGACACCGTTTACGTAGACTTCTCTCTACAAGTAAACAATCCCACTCGCAAAAATATCCCTACTAAGGGGTATTTTTGTTTCTGGAGTTTTCCACAGAAGGGGTTGCAATGATTTTATTTATGCTATAATGACCCTATGTCAAGAACAAGGTGGACAAGTGAAAGCATACAAGTTTCTGAGATTTTCGGGAGTTTATATGCCTTTGTTGGCGACATACAAGAGACCTGCTCGTAGAAATACGTGCGGGTTTTTTGTTGCTCCACAGAGTGGAGATTAAGTAGAAAGAAAGACACGGCGTTTCAGGGGAGTCCGTGAATAAACAAAAACTTTTCTGTAAAACATAAGTCCTATTCAGGAGTAAATGCGAAAGCAGGGTAAAAGGTTGGTCGCTCCTCCCTGCCGTCTGATTTGGTTCGGAATAGGATAAGGTAAGATCGTGAGATAGCCACCTTACTTACTAACTTTTCTTTCTTCCATAGCCTTTCCCGAAACAATCCTCTTATCAGAAGGAAAGCGACGCTTATGTTTTACACCAAAGAACAATACATTAGGAACAAAGAATTGACGAAGAAAGCCAACGCTTTGTTGCGTAAAATAAAACAAAAAGAGAAAAGAGATAAAATAAAAGAAAATGCAAAATCTTCAATATAACGAAACAGAAAATAGAGGGGCATTACACATCTCTGATCGCATAAAGCAATTTCAAGAAGAAATGCTACGACGACAGAAGGATAGAAGGGGCGTTAATTCAGCCCTAGCAGACGCTGTATCGCAAGTAATGGGCTTTATGGGGGAATACACCATACCTAGCCTCTTATTTCACGCTACGGACGAAGAAAGGGCAGGTTACGAAGAAATAAGGCACGATAAAGCAAAAGTTAAAGATTGGGCGATAATGGTATATAACAGAAGATTTAAGGTGTGGATATTTAGACTAAAAATCTACAAAGATAGACCAAATCATATTTTAGATTTAATAAAGAAGGCAAAAGAAGGCAGAGACCCACAACGTCTATTTAATTGGTTACTAAAACAAGAGTTTATCCACAGGAAAACTGGACAACAGAAAAAGACGGGAGTATAATATATGTATTAGTAGAGTTAATAATAATGTTATGTCAGAGGCAAAAAAGGCAGAGCCACAAGGACGAGTGTATAAAAACATATATTCAGCCTTGTCAGCTTTTCAAGGGGAGTTGAAGCCGATCAAAAAATCTGCACAAGTTAAGTTCAAAACAAAGGCAGGTGAATTGGTTGATTTCAAATACTCTCCACTAGAGGAGATTATGGAGTTTATATATCCACTACTTGTAAAGTATGGGTTATCGGTGAGGCACGAGATTAGCGAAAAAAGCATTGAGTGTATACTCACACACGAGACAACAGACGAAACGCTTGAAGCTGTAAAAGAGACAACTATAACCACAGCAGGTACAACAGAGCGTCTATCTTCAACAAGCACTACACAAGAGAACGACATAGTTATCTATGGAGAATTACGGTCTGGTAAGTTACCTATTGACCTTACAAAGCCCGATATGAAAGATGTTGGAGGGCAAATTACATACGGTCGTCGCTATACGCTAGGTTTAGTGTTGGGTATTGCAACAGAAGAAGATAAGGACACTGAGCTTATAGATACCGCACGAAAGAATGTTGAAGACTTTGCTTTTACACAAGCAAAGAAAACCATTGAAGCTATAGACGTAAAGAAAGACGCAGAAAAACTTGCTGAGCAAATTACTTTCTTAGAAAAAGAACTTGTACTTGCACAGGCAATGGAGGAAGGAACGGGTACAAAAGCACCGTCTCTTGGATTGAAGGCGGAGCAACTTAAGTCACTTATTGTGATAGCAAAGGCAAAGGTCGGCAAAACAAATACTGATATAAAGGTAGAATAATATGCAAAATCTAAACATTGAGAGATTTAACCCTACAGTGTATGAACTACAGGCTATCGTTGTAGAAACAATGGATATCAAAGATATTGACATCAACGATAAAACACAAATGGATCGTGTGCGTGAGGGTAGAATTAAATTGAAAAATGCTAGAGTTGCAATTTCAAAGCAAGGTAAGGAGCTTAGAGGAGACGCAATAGCGTTTCAAAAAGCCGTTATAGAGAAAGAAAAAGAACTTATATCTATTGTTGAGCCAGAGGAGGAGCGTTTGAAAGCTATTGAGGAGGAAGCAAAAGCAAAAAAACTCCGAGCAGAACGCATTGCTCTTTTACCAGAAAGAAAAAAGCGACTTGCGGAAATTGGCGACGAGGTAGAGGTATCAGACGACGAACTCAACGCAATGGACGCGTCAGAGTTTCAAGGATATGTAAACAAACGTTTTGCTGACAAAAACGAAGCCGAGCGACAGGAGATTGAACGCAAACAAGCGGAGATTAGAGAAGAGGAAGAACGCTTGGCACGTGAAAAAGAGGCTCGTGAAAGGGAGGAGAGGGCACGACAGGAGGAGCGAGAGCGAATGGAACGTGAGAAAAAAGAGGCGGAGGAGAAAGCAGATCGTGAAAAGAAGGAGGCAGAGGAACGTGCAGAAAAAGAAAAGGCAGAAATGGAAGCAAACGAGAGGTATCAAGCGTGGTTGAAGTCAGCGGGATATGACGCGGAAACCTGTATTCTAAAAGAGGAGGGTAACAAGGTCGTACTTTATAAGAGGGTAAGTGAATATGAAAAATAATATGTTTTATCCAGATATAAAACCACACCTTAGTCCTAGTGCATTTGCACAATGGCATAGGCAAAAAACATCATTCATACGGTCTTATTTTCTGAACGAAAGAACTCCAGAGACTTCTGCGATGAAAGCAGGGACGAGGATACACGCTCTTATTGAGGCGGGATTTTTGAAAGTAGAGAACCGCTTTACTAATTTTGAGGAAACTATCACAGCTCCTGTGTATCTAAACTTCGATGATCCTGTAAAGAAGAACATACAGGTAAACCTTCTTGGGATACCAGACAGCCACGAAATTGCAGATACGCCAGAGGTTCGTTTTGTTGATTATAAAACGGGAAAAGAAAACCGTTGGACACCAAAACAACTAGCACAAGACCTAAAAATGAGGTTTACGGCATTGCTCGTGTTGCTTGAGAACCGACGCAGGGGAAATGATCCACAGAGCGTGAGAGGGTATATTGAATGGATAGGTACGGAGTGGAATGGTAAAGAACTTGTGCCTACAGGAGAAACAGAGGTATTAGAGATATATTATTCAAAAGAAGAACTAGACGCTTTTTCTTTGATTATAATTTCTACTATTGAGGAAATAAACCAAGAGTATGAGAACTTCTCAAGTGCACCGAAAGAAAACCTTGTATCAGAAGAAGATATAGCAGAATACGCGGAGCTAGAGGCTAAGAAAAAAGAAATAGAATTGAAACAGTCTGTAATTAAAGAGCGAGTGTTTGAGGTTATGAAGTTTTCGGGGCAACAAAATGTAAAGCACGATTTGGGGTCATTTTCTATCGCTACAAGTAAAAAGTACCAGTACCCAGATGATTTAGAGTTTCAAACAGAGAGTGGGAACATTATGACACTTGCATTAGGTGAGGAGATATTAGTTGGGTTATCAAGTGCAAAGAAAAACTATGAATTGAACCACGAACCTGTTTCTGTAACACATTCTATTAAGTTTAACGCTCCACGAGCAAAAAAGAAATAATGATAATCAAAGCAATAAAAAAGAATATAGAGATATCAAAAGCGGGAAATCCTTATACACGAGTTATTCTCCAGTTTGACGAATATAAAGACGGCAAGGGTAATAGGCGTTGGATCACTGGTTTTGGTAATAAGAAAACGTGGGGGTGGAAAGTTGGAGACGATGTAGATCCTACGGTTATAGAGGAGGGGCAGTATCTCAATTTTAAGTATGAGGACACAGACGAGAATAGATTGAATGTATACGAGCTACCTGCAACTATAGGGTTTGTTATGGACTTACTAAAAGGAAAGCCAGACAGACCAGCAGAGACAGTGCAAGAAGATGTTATTAACACAGACGATATACCTTTCTAATGAGAACAAAACGCATTACATTATTTTATAATCTTACTCAAACAGAGGTTATACCACCTGCTGTGCGTGAGTTGGAGAGGAAGGATAGGTGGATAAAAGACATACAAAATACGGTAGAAGCGGACTATAAACCTAAAATAATAAAGGTTATATATGAAATGTTTGATCCAGAGGTGGAACGCCAGAGGAGGTTTTTCAACGGAACTTGTGTGAAGTATTACGCTATACAGAATATGGATATGATAGAAGGTGAACCGAATAACGACACTATTAAAAAGTATAGGGAAGAACTATTGGACGAATTGCTTGGGTATGATGTTTCACTTGTACACAGGACTGTTAGGAGGAGAAAATCAACATCTGATTTCAAGACTGTACAGGCGTGGAATAAGTTTCTTGGCTTGTTGGAAGAAAACATCTTTGATAACGCAGGATATGAGTTTCCAGACAGTCAGGAGTTTTGGGAATTAGTGAGACAACACGGCTACGAAGAAGCAGAACGGATATCATTGGAAAGATTACAGGCTAACTTGAAGGCAAAATTATGCAAGTAGATTATATAAAAATATATCGTGCCTACATACAGGCAAAAAACGATAAAAAGAAAACTATTATACAGGTTGCGAATGAATTAGGGATTGCAAGAAGTAGCCTATATGAAATAGTAAGACATATTGAAAATGGAGACATCACACAGATACGAAAATGTACAAAACAATCCAGACTTAACTGTTTGTGGGAGCATAAGTATAAAATCTTCTATGAGGCATTGCCGAAAAATAAGAAGGTACAGACAGTGGAGGTATTCAAAAAACTGATTAGAGATATGCACAAAGACGGGTTTGGGGTGTCTCTTATCGCAGAATTAACAGGCAAAGACCGTTCAACGGTACTATATCATCTAAAATAATATGGCTCAAAATATAATTAAGAAAGACCACGTGCAAAACAAGACTTTTAACTACTCTAAAGGAGAGGTGAACCTAGACTTTACGCTAAGGGTAGATATAAAGACACAATTAAAAGATTTTTTGGAGATTTTGAAGGTGTCAATAAAAGATGTGGAGGAGGAGATTAAAAACATAAAGTAGGGCTTATGGATACAACAAAAGCAAATGTAAAAGCAAATAGACGTGCTAGGAGAGCAGAACAAGCGAGACAAAGACGCTTTAACGCAGAAATAGATAAGTCTGATCGTATATATGAGGCAAATCAAAGGAAAGAGCGTAGACAAGCACGTTTACGTAAAAAGATAGAAGCTTCACGCAAGAGAAGTGAAAAGAGAAAGGAGTTGAGGGCACAGATAGCGGAAAAAGAAGGCGTGTCTCCAAGTAGGGTGGTATGGAATGGTGCAGGGATTGAATACACCATTAAAACACGTAAAAGAGCAAAGTTGGCTATCCAGAAACAAAAGGAAAGGAAAATTAGACAAGAGAAGTTTGATAGACGTAAAAATAAATAGATATGGAATTGTTTGATTATCAAAACAAAGCCGTAGATTTTGTAAAGGACGCAAAACGTGCCTACATTGCTCTTGACTTAGGTATGGGGAAAACACTCACTTCTCTTGCGTCAATGCACGAGGTTGGGAAGAAGCACGTTCTACTTGTTGCAGAAAAGAATGAGATAGTGAATAGTCAAAACTTCAAAAAAGAGGTAGAGACGCATTTTGACGACCTTACTTATCATTCTCTAAGAGAGGTAGACCTTGAGTATGTCTATGGATCAACACGGGCAGTGTGTGGCATAAACCCTGAGGGGCTTATTAAGCACGAGCCAGAGGAAATAAAAAAACTATTTGACACTATGGTAATAGACGAGGCAACTCTAGCGAAGACCACGACAACGAAGCGTTTTAAGAGAGTGCATAAAATAACAAAGGAAATGGAGTATCTCGCACTTCTATCGGGCACACCTATGATGAATGGAGCGTCAGAGTTGTATGCACCACTTCTCTTGCTTGAGCACCCTATGGTGGTTGGTAAGGGAGCAGACGCTAAAAAGGCTTTTGAAGCTGTGTTTGCAGGTGGTCATTATAGAAAAATACGAAATACTGGAAAGTGGTTTCAGGACTATGCGTGGTGGGCAAAAGGCTCAAATCACGTGCGGGTATTGCGTTGGTTGCTTCGGGATCACTTCTTCATAATGAGTAAGTCAGAGACAGACATATTCAAGAAGAAAATACGGAGTATTGAGTGGATAGATATGAATATGGAGTGGCTTGGGGAGTATACACAGGCGTGGAATAAGTATTTTGAAGAAGCACAAAAAAGAGATGTAGACTTAGACAATATACGTGAATTGCGTGGGCTTATTGAAAATGGGCAAATGTACCAAGTGAATAGCAAGTGGAAAGCAAAAAGGGTTGCACAAGATATAGCAAACGGAAAGTATGGAAATCAGCGTATAGTGGTCTTTTCAATGTTTGTAGAGACAGACGCAATCCTTCAAGAGGAGCTTAAAAGGCTAAAGGTATCATTTAAGACCTTTGATGAAGTGCAAGAATGGAAGACTGGAGACGATCAAGTGCTTGTTGGGAGGATTAAAGCTCACGGTAAGGGTGGAAATCTACCAGAGGCTAGTGTATGTCTTTTTGTTGATATGGATTTTGTACCCGCAAATAACATACAGGCAGAGAATAGGATAGATAGACCAGAGCAGAAGAATGATATGCAAATTGTATATTATCTTACAAGAGGAGATGATGTTATAGATACGCACGTTAGAAAGATAAACCAAGACAAAGCACAAAAGATTGAGCGTTTTATGAAGCCACTATCAGATGAGGAGATAGAGGATATGCCACGCTTGTTGGCGAATATGCGTATAAAGTTTCGTAAAGAAATGGAATTATTAGGTATATAATACTATATGAAAATAAAAACAATCAAAGAAATGGTTGAGGAGGTATTAAGAGAAGTGCCGAATACACGTAACTCAGATATAGACCTTACTATAGAGATATGGAAAAAGTATTTTCCAGACAAGGTAATAATTGGGAAAAGGGGGGACGCTATATATTTAAGACATCTTCATAGTCTACCACGTGAGGATAATGTGAAGCGGATCAGGGCACAATTTAATTCTGAGGAGAAGTATTATCCAACAGATCCAAAGGTCGCAAAAGCAAGAGGTATTGAAGAAGATAAGTGGAGAGCAGTGTTAGGGTATCCACCAAAAGAGGTGACACAATACCCTACAAAGAGACCGTCTTATATGGACACAAGACCGAAAACTTTGTTTTAAGACTGTCCAGAGAAAGTGTGGATAACTATGTTGCGAGGTTCTTTCAAATAGAATAATATAAAAGTGTGGTATTCAGATACTCCGCTTCCACCCGAGCCTTTATGGGGTGACGGTCAGGGGAAACGAACGAAAGTTTTGTTGCCCTCTCATCTGAGAGAAAAACTTTCAAAGACCTAGGCGACAGGTCTTTGCCGAATGGAAGCAAGGTATCTGGGTATCACAGTTTATAAATAACAAAATACTATGTATTACGATATACCAGAGTGGCTCATTGACGATATGCAACGTCGTCACAAGATAATGAAGTTTACACGAAGAAAGAGGTTTTATGATTTTACAGTAGATACTCTTTTTATTTTCGCTCTTTCATTGCTCTTTGGACTTATATTGTTTATGGTGTATGCCTTGAATGTAGGAATACACGAAACAACAGAGGAGCAGTCTCATACAATGGTTACCGCAACAATCACAGCCTATACTTCAAGTGTAGACGAAACAGACGATACACCATTTGAGACCGCTTCTATGACACAAACAAGAAGGGGGGTGATAGCGTGTCCTTCAAAGTATGAGTTTGGTACGCAGGTTGTTATTGAGGGTCGGCAATATACCTGTGAGGATCGTATGAACCGTAGATACCGAGACCAAGAACGTTTTGATATATGGGTTGAGACGAAAGACGAAGCGTTTACTTGGGGAGTTAGAGAATTACCAGTTAGGATTTTAACATTAAATTAGTATGAAAAATAAACAAATAGCACTTTGGGCAATTATATCCACCGCAGTATTTATAGTGGCTATGATGTCAGGAGGAGAGACAACAGAAGGTTTTGCAATGTTTGCTTACTATGGGGGAATTATTGGATTTTATGTATTCAACATCTGGGGTTGGGTAAGACTATTAAAGAGCTAATATGAAGAACATTATAGACAATCTTGAAGCTATAAAGGGAAATATAGTAGATGTAATGAAAAAAAATAATCATTATAAAACTATACAGGCAGTATCTTTTGTGGGCATTATTGCAGTGATTGCCCTTGATGTGTTTGTAGGATTACCTCAAACAATTTTTCTTGCATTAGCAGGTGTAACTTCTATACCACTAATTCACTCAACATTACAGAAGACTTACCTTAGAGGATTGGCGGTAGGTATGGTAGACGGAGCGGTATCTTTAAGTGTAACTAAGGATAAAAAAGTTCCAGAAAAAAGTGGAAAAGTGGGTAAAAGAAAAGCCAAGAAAGTGGTATAATATAAAGGTCGGGCACATTATTAGTCATAATCATTGTTCTATGGAAAACGAAAACACAGGGACACCAGTAGAAGAAACAGTTGAAGAAGCAACAGAAGAAGCTACTGAGGAAGTGAGTGAGAGTGTAGAAGATACTGAGGTATCTGATGACGCACCTACTGATGATGAAGCGGAGGACGCAGAGGTATCTGCAACTGACGTTGAAGCTGATGTTAAGGAGGCACTTGCGAACGGAGCTACTGACGAGGACGTTATGTCATCTTTCGGGATTGACGAAGCGAGACTTGCAGAGATCAGAGGGTAAGTTCGTGCTTGTATAGGGGAGGTACACAGTATCTCTCCACTTATGAGCGAGAATAAAAGGGATTTTACAAAAAAATGTACAAGAGAAAGTGGGATACACGAGTATGTTGCGTTTGACGGACTTGAAGTCTGCAAACACTGTAAACACGAGATTATTAAAATTACGCGTGTAAGTGTGATTTCTCCTTATACGAGGTATATAGCACCTATACCACAAAATAGCGGTGGCGGAGGTATAGGTCAATCAGTAATTGTCCAACAAGGGGAGGAAAATCTAAAGTCAGAGATACCAGATAAGATATTTACTGACATATTTGAAGCAACGGGTGGAAAGTCGGCGATAATTCTTACATTTTCAGATATTTTATTAGACGAAAATGCGACGGTAAAAGATTTTAAGATTGCCGTAGCGAATATGACAATGGAGAATATCGTGTCTACACTAGCTCTTGTGATCAAAGCCTTATTAGGTCAATTAGGCGGTACATTAAACGTACGCAAGAGAAAGGAATAATAAAAAAATACCGTGAAGAATGTGGATTATCGCAGAAAGAATTAGCCAACGAAATAGGGTGTGTTTCTGCAACAGCCATATCTCTTATAGAGTCTGGGGCAAGAAAAGTTGATGCAAAAAGATTGATATATATTGCACACGTGTTGAATGTGGATATAAGCCGACTATTTAACCTAAAGTAATATGACACCCTAAACAAATTAAAAGCTGAGTATGAGGGATTGTTAAATAACTAAAAAGATTATGGAGAACATTTACCACGAAAGCGAGCGGATGATACAAGAGTTGCGTTCAGGTAGGATAAAACACCGAAGTATAGTCAAGGTTCAATGGTCGAGCGGGGCTATCCAATATATACGATTTCACTACTGGAACAAAGATAGAGATGAATTAACTGGATGTGATATGCAATTTGATAATTTGGCACTTGAAGAGTTTTGCATTACTCGCGGGGTGGTGTTAGAAATCATCAGCCCTACAAACATTTTAAACAATAGGAGAGTATGAAAAAGAGAAAAGGAGAAACAATATGGATAATGATTAGAAATGTAATCTCGTGTTTATTTGGTAGGCATAATATGGGATATTATTGTTTGGAGTTCGGTCTTGAGTGTCGGTGTGGCTATCGTCACCTTGATCATCACCTTAAGTGTGAATACTGCGGAGGATCAGGAAAGATACCTGTAATGGAGCAGGTGTACGCAGGAGAGCCACATTACGCGGACATTGGAGCAGAGAAAGATTGTATTTGTGTAATTGAAGAATAACTATGATTATACATCAGGATAAGAGTTATGAACGAGTAATATATGGTAATATAAAAGGTATATGAGCGAAGGAAAACTACAGGTATATAAACAAAACGGGGTAAAACAGAGACCAGATGTCGGGCTGACAAAGGAAATTGCTAGTTTATTAGTTCAGCGTATATTCTCGGGCGAAACACTCTATCCACCCGAGAGAAAGATAGAACTACTCCTTACAGATGATAAGGGAGGGAAAAAACCCTACACCTTATCTTCTTACACTATAAATACGTGGGTTAAGAGAGATGTTGTAATACCAGAGACGGGAAAGACATTACGTTCACTACTTGACGAAGCGAGAGAAATGTATCGGACTAAAAAACAGGAAAAAAGGCGGGAAAAAATGCTTGAGAAGGTAGAGCACGAGTTCAATCGTACTATAAACCTACGGACAAGTGAGCCAGTAATAGGAATGTTTGGAAAGATTTATGACAAAAACGGGCAATTAGTACGAAAAGAAAACCCTGCATTACTTAAGGTAAAAATGGATACAGCAAAGTTTTTGGCAGAAAGATTGAAACCAGACATATATGGAAAAGTGGAAAAAGCTGAGCACAAAGTAATGCACTTTTCATTGGCGGATCTAAGACAAGCGAAAAAGGAGATGTCAGAGGAGAAAGAAGAAGAAGTATAGTTTATAAAATAAAGAAACATTATGGATTACAAAGAGATTGACGGAATGGAGCACGATTAAGTTGGGGGAGATAAACTTTCCGATAGAGTATTTTGACTAAAAGGTGTAGTTGAGCCATATATTGAGGCTTAAAATTGAGCTATAAGAGATATAAAATAATGGGACGATATAAGTATCAAAGAAAAACAGGAAAGAAGACGGGTGTAAGACAAAGGGAGTATTGTGATTGTGGAAAAGAGTTGTTGCCACACAAACAAAGGTTTTGTTGTGACAAATGTCAGAGAAAAAGTTATGCACTTTTGAAAAAGAAAATAATTTAGCTTTTTGTATAATAAAAATGGAAACACTTTAACAAAACGGAGACCGCAATGTCAGAATATACTGCAAGTATGTATTGTCGGTCTTGTAAAAAGATTGACGCTCACAGAGTGTATCTCTTAAGAGTATATGGTGTGGAGGGTGTAGGACATTATGTTCACATAGGACACTTATGCTTACAAGAGGGTGCTCTTGAGGATCATTGTCTTTTTTACACTGAGGATATGTTGAGTGTGAGAAATTACAACTCTCTTATATCTTTAGCCAGAAAAGACTATCCCTATGACAACATAGACGAGGAGGGTACAGATGAAGAAGAAGCGGAGGAATACTGAGGTTCTTGGATACCATACTTGTGAGAAGTGTGGTAGATACGGAAAAATGACGCGTCATCACGTAGCACCACGTAGGTTCTTCGGCTCAATGGGTAGGGTAGTGTGGTTATGTAGGTCTCCTTGTCACGATAAGGCAGACAGACTAATCAACACAGGTACAAGAAGGACAATGGAGTGGTACGAGAGAGTATACGCTCAGTTCATCTCACCTAAGAGGACAGGTTAAACCTGTCCTCTTTATTCACACTTTTGTTTTATTGACAGAATAAAAATGTTATAATATAGAAATGAAATAAAGCCATTATGGATAAGGGAACAGTAATTTTAATACTACTCACAGCCTGTATCAGTGCTTTTTTAGTGACTTTAGCAACAATACTTCCAGTATGAGTAACCCCACAGTAAAAAACAACATCAAGCAGATAGAGGAGTGGAGCAAAGACATTTTCTTATTTGCAGGGGACTGTTTGGGAATGAAGCCGTCAGAGCCTATAGATGAATTAAGGGGTAAACCCATAAAATACAAGGATAGTTTTGGCGTAGAACGCACGACTATCCTTTTTGATAGAGACGGACGCTTGGTGTACCACGATCTATCCTTTTACACTATGGATATGTTCAAGTTTCAGGATAGGGCACGGTTCAAGGCATTATATAAAGGCACACGATACACGTGGCAACAGACAGTAGAGCTAGAGGCGTATAACCGAGCACTTGCAACGTTTGACAAAGATAGCTTTGATATGGCACTTCGTTGGATAACAATCAAGTCAGGACACGGCACAGGAAAGACAGCGTTTCTCTCAACGGTATCATTACACTTTTTACTATGTTTCTTTGGTGCACAGATAGGAGCAACAGCAAACACCGAGCAACAGTTGAAGGATATATTCTTAAAGGAGTTGTATTTTTGGCGAGACAGACTGCCAGACACATTGAAGGGTAATATAGAAATGCTAGACGATATGGTGCGTATTAAGGACACGAAGGATTGGTTCTTACGTGCACGAGTAGCCAGAAGCGAGAAACCAGAAGCATTGGCGGGATTACACGGAGAATACATTTTGATATTAGTAGACGAGGCGTCAGGAGTTGCGGATATGGTATATGAGGTTATGAAAGGTGCTCTTACAGGTAAAAACTTTATTGTTATATACACAAGCAACCCGACGCGAACAGAAGGAGAGTTTTATAACAGTCATAAAGCAGGTGCGGAATATACACAGCTATCATTTTCAAGCAGACATAGTCCTATTGTAGAGGACGATTATGTAACACGTATGGAGAGCGACTATGGCGTAGGAAGCGACGAAGTAAAGATACGTGTAGACGGAGAGTTTGCAGGAGAGAATGAAATGGACGACAAGGGGTGGATACCACTCTTTGCGAATATGACGATATTCTTTGAGCCGTATAAAAATCAGATAATCAACAGAGCTATCATTGGAGTAGACCCCGCAGGACAGGGAAGGGATAGTTCAGTGGTGCACGTGAGGGATAATGTGTACCTAAAGGAGGTATTGAATGAAAAGACCAGTACCGAAGTAGACCTTGCACGAAAGATTGAGACTATTAGAGACGCATATAACTGTTCAAGCAATGATATTGGCGTGGAAGCATTTGGTCTTGGAGCGAAGGTAGTAGCGAATATCAACACAAAGACGGGGGAGAATGTAACAGCAGTATTGACCGACAAGCCGAGAGAGGAGACAAAAGACCGTTTTCATACATATAAGTCAGAGTTGGCGTGGAGGTTTAGGGAATGGGTAGCGAAAGGAGGGATAATCATAACGAATAATCAGAAGGCGTGGCTTAACGAAATGGAGAAGATTAAATATAAGCGTGACAAACAAGGTCGTATTATGCTTATGGATAAAGTAACGTTCAAAAAAGAGTATCGTTTCAGCCCAGATCGCTTTGACGCAGGGTGTATGACTTTCTTTAAGGACGAACCGACAATGCCAGTTCATTTGACAAAGGCACAGTTGGAGACAAAAGAAATGGTAGAGTTTATGCAAAGAGCACAATCAACCAGTAAAACAGATGAAAGTTATTCAAGTATGTAGACTATACTTTGAAACATTATTAGTGATATAATCAAAACAATATGGAAAACAAAAATCAGAAAGACGCAAGTCTTGACACAAGTGAAAAACTAAAGAATGTATATGGTAGTGATGAGGAAGGTAAGTACGCACAAGATTTGATACAGGGAATTAACGACGACTTAGAGTTGAGAGAGAAGAACTCTCTTGTATTCAATGGAATAAGTTATTCAGACGCATACGAATACAATCAAAAGAAAGCAATAAACTATTCACCACCACGTAACCCTAAAGATGACAGGCAAATCTCAATGGGATTAGTACACGAAAAGATAATTGGCTTTTGTGCTATTTTCTTAAAGTATGTATTCAAGAGACGCATTAAGTGTTACGACGAAAACGGAAACCTTATTAAAGGAATGGGAGATATCTATGACCTCTCAATAGAGTTTTCACACAAGCTAGAGGAGTTCAAGAAAAAGGTAGCACTTATCTATTGGGAAACATTTACGCAGGGTAACGCATTTGTATATGAAGATTGGGAGGTAAAAACAAAGGATATGCCTAAGGCATTTGTCATTGGGGAGGACGGAAAAAGAAAGCTTGTTACTGCAGATACTATGGATTATACATACGAGTTCCTAGACGGTCTTACATACGAGAAAGGAGATCCTGCACAGTTCAGACGTGCAGTATCAAGGGTATTAGACGGAAGACAGGTTATTTTTGGAAACCCAGAGATTGAGGAGGTACAAGAACAGCCACGTATTACATTAGAGTTTGAGTTTACTAAGGCAGACGCAGAAGCAATCTTTGGTTCATTGAAACGTTGGAAGTTTGTACCAAAAACACGCCAAGACATTGAGGTAATGGTAGGAGAGAAAACAACACTATTTGACAGTGCACGACATAAAGATCCAAGTGATACCTATATTGGGCACTTAGTATTAGACGCTGAGCACAATCGGTATAACTGGTTTGTGAATGGTGTAATGATGTTGCCTATGCAAACACCTATGACACTATTCTATCCACGCGGTAACTACCCTCTCTCAAATGTACCTGCAGAGCGATTGAGAGGTTCAATTTATGCACGTTCAATACCTGCAAAGACCAAGTTCAACGCAGACTTTGTAGATTGGGCATTGAAAATGTTGTCTAATAAGTTTGAGCAAGGAGTAGACCCTGCAATTCTCACACGGGGCAAATATACGCTTACACGCGATATGTTCAGGGGCGGACAGGTAACACACGGTGTATCAGGAGATGATTTTGAAAAAGCAGATCCAGACAATAAGGGAGTAACACAATCAGAGTTCAGTTTTGTAAATATGCTCAAGGAGATTATAGAGAGCCAGTCTCTCAATCAGACTTCAACAGGAGAATTATCAAGCGGAAACACAGCGTTTGAAATCGCGAAGGTAGACCAAGCACAACAGGATAAACTTGGATATCTATTGGACGGTATTATGCTTGGCTTTATGGATATGGCTATGCGTAGAGCAGAAACTATTGAAAGTAAGTACACAATCAAACAAAAAGAGACAATCGTGGACGGTAAGACTATACCTGTATATCAAAACTTCACAGTGAATGTAGCGGGTATTGAGAACGTGGTCGTCTTTGATGAAGAAGTAGGAGGAGAGACATACGACTTTGAGACAAAGAGAAGTGAGCTGTTTCAAAAGGGCTTTACTGAGAAGAAACAAGGATATCCTACAGAATACTACTTGGTAAACCCTAAGATATTAAGGGAGAATAAGTACACGCTTGATATTGAGATATTGCCAGAAAGATTAAAGGAGAGCCAGTTGCAAATGATACAGCTCTTTGACGAGTTTACACAGCTTATAAATCTATTTGGACGGGACATAGAGGGAGGTTCAATCTCAACAGATCAGTTAAAGAAAGAGTATTTGGAAGTATCAGGTAGACCAGATGAGCTTTTCACATCTGATATGTATAAAAAACTAGATAGAGAAATAGCAGGACAGGAGGCATATCAAAAAGGGAGCTTTGGGAAACCAACAGTAAAGGAAGCACAAGAACAACAGATATTAAATAAATAATTATGTACACACAGAAACCCACAACAGTATCAGAGTATTTAAGAGCAAGAGACTTGGTACTAGACCCTCTACTTATAGATGTAGACCCTATACTAGAGAACCCAGAGCTTATAAAAGAAGCGTCAGAGTTATGGACTGCTAAAGAGGGCTTATTGAAAATGGTATTACAGGCACGAATAAATGCCATAGGTAGGCACATACAGAATAAGGCAATACCAGAAGAAGTAGTAGTGTATCGTCAGGCATTAGTTGAGATAGGAGCATTAGTGAATGATTTTGAGAAATACAAAGGTATACACGGACGAAATGCACAAACAAAAGAGGACAATAGCGAGAACGCAACCGAACAACTAGCCGATCCTACGCCCGAAGGAGAGGAGAGTTCATTATAAATAATAATAAATAACGCGTATGGAAAAAGACGAACACGGCAACCCTATTGAGGAAGCCAAAGGTGAGGACAACACCGTAGCAGAAGCCGACGCGTTTGGAGAGCCAAACAAGCCCGAACCCTCTGTAGTAGAGGATAAGAAGGAGGAGGGAGTGGACGAAATAGAAAAGCACCCGCTTGTAAAAGAGTTACGGGGGCAAATTGAAACCGTAAAAAAAGAATACGGTGGAAACCTTGCAGGACAGCGAGAGGTTATTAAACGCCTTGAGTCTGAGATTGAAAGCATAAAGAAAGGTGGAAATCCTACAGGTAAAGATAAAGAGGGAGAAGATACAGGTGAGGTACTCTTTAAGGAAATCAAGTGGAGTAAAGACCTTAGTGAGGAGGAGAGAGACGAGATGACAGATAACGAAATCAAGCAAATGGACGTTATTGCGTCAATGCAAGAGGCACAGAATAAGATGTATGCAGAAATGCAATCAAAGGGTAAGAGTGAGGAAGACACAGGAGTAAAGGATATAAACTCTTTTGTGCGTAAGGAAGCTATGGAGCTATCAGGAGATGATACCGAACTTACGAACCTTATTATTGAGAGTTTTAACTCAATGAAGTTTTCAACAGAAGGTCTTTCAGAAGAAGAACTTAAAAAGCGTGTTGAATTATCTGCAACTCAAGTGCCTACATATAAAGCACCGAAAGAACAGCCTACAAAGACAGGTAAGCCCGTAAAGAAAGGAGGAGGAGATACTGATCCATTTGGTATAGATAAGATTGTGGAAGAAGCAACGTCAGGTCAGGACGGTAATTATTCTCTATAATCTATTAAAAACTAACATATTTATTTATGGAAAAAGACGAAACAACAATGGACAACGTTGAGGAGCAGACTGATATACAAGGAGATTTTCAGGTAGGTCAAGATGAGGAGGGTACCGAAGATACTGCCAGTATTGGTGTCAGAAAAGGCTATAGTGATACAGAAGTATCTTCTGAAAAAGAAGATGTTGTACCAAGTATCTCAGATAGATTGAGCGAAAAGGAAAGCGGTTCAGTAAAGCAGGGAGTTGTAAACCCAGAACAAGCAATCCCTTTTGACATTACAAAATTGAGCAGGGAGCAAATGCAGACATTGAAGTCAATGCTCAATGCAACACCAGACGCTCAAACACGAAAGCGTGAAAATCCACGTATCAAGCTACGAAGCATAGACGGTAAGATTATTATAGACTTCAAAAGAGCATTTAATACTACTCTTAAAGACCCAGAGTTAAATAGAGATGTGGAACGACACGTAATCCCTGTACGTTTTCAAGGAGACCCAGAGGAAAAGTATGAGAACATTCTCTACTCACGCTTTATAAACTCAGACCAAATCGTATGTGAGATTGTAGACAGTAGACAAAAAGTAGAGGAGTTCATTGAGGGGGAGACTTTTTCACGAGAAACAGGCACTATGGTAGAAATGGTGCGTAAGGAAATAAAGCAATGGTATACCGTTAAATTGCCAAACGGAGATACTTTAGAAATAGAGGGTAGACTATCTAACGCGTAATGGACGAGAAAAGACGCGGGGAAATACGTAGAATAGTTGATCACTTTAGGGGTAAGGCAATAAACCAAAATGTGATTGAGGAGTTCTGCAACAGGAATAAGATAGAGCCTGTAACCTTAGGAGACTACAAAGACTTTCTTTATCAGGTAGAACACGACGAAAAAGTGTCAGTGTTGTTTCCTCTTATATTAGCAGAGTTACAAAAACTACAGTATCAACCAGAGTTTGCGGATCAGAAGGTAAGAAAAGAAATAGCAGAAAAGAATGACGAAGTACGAGTGAATATCACAAAGCTTATGGAAGAACACGCTATACCTTACAGACTGGTAAACGTCATAGGTGAGGAGTTAGGTAATCTTGTAGGGGGTAAGATAGCGTCCGCAGGTACAACTGCCTTTAATAAAGCCTTAGAAGTAATGCTTTTAATGGCAAAAGAGAGGTTTGGTGACGAGTTCAATATGAAGCACGTTGCGGAGTATGCAAAGGAAAAGTTTGCGAAAAAGGACACAAAAGAAGAAAAGTAGTATAATAGCGTTCTATGAAAGAAAAGATAAAACACATAACCGAAAAAATCATTGGGTATACTTTACTCGGGTTCGTGTACTCTGTAGTAATTGCCTTTTGGCTCTTTTGGATAGTGGCTTTCATTTCTGCCATAGAAGGATACAATATCCTCCGTTAAAACATAATGCGAAGACACCCCACCTATGGGGTGTTTTTGTTTCCACTTATCCACAGTTTGCATTTGTTTTGCTTTTATGAAAGAAGGTGTGGTATAATGAGGATACCGAAAGGCAAAGTTTATGTAATGGAAACGGTGAGACACCGACAGCAAAGTGTTCCAAAGCATATTTTGACAATATAGCCCGTGAAAGAGGCGTGTCATTTGACAAGGGGTTACTCTTTCAACCTCCAACTATCCGACTTGCAATCGGTCAAAACTGCAGGAGGCAACGAACTAGCGTTGCCATTCTGCGTAAGAGAGACAACACTGGTTCAAAATCAGTGTATTTTTTATACATTGACATTTATTCATTTGTAAGTATTCAAACGTATGATAAAGCATATAAATGGCGACCCAACTATCAACGAGTACGTAGCACCCGCTTCAACAGCGTTCACTTTTAATGACGTTGTAACTCGTAATAGTGCAGGAAAACTCGCCCTCGCAACAGCTTCAACACCACGTTCAGAACTTCTAGGTCTAATTCAGCAAGAAATTGCTTCAACAGACAGCGACTATGCTTCTGACAAGTCAGTAGCAGTCTTGGAGTTCACAGACGACGTAGAGTTTGAGGCAGACGTAGAGACAGGCACACTTACAACAGCAATGCGTGGGTTAAGATTTGATCTTAACAGCGAAGACGGTATTGACGTAACTTCACAAGGGCAAAAAGCCGTTGAGATTGTACGATTTATCTCTACCACTAAGGCACGTGTTAAGTTTGTAAAGGGTGGCGACAAAATGCGTCTAGTAAGTTATCAGCAAGATGTAACAGTAGCAGATTTCACTGACGGTGGATCAACTACTGGAACACTAGATTTGGGTATATCTATTCCTGCGGGAGCAGTATACGCTCAGTCTCTTATTACAGGTCTTGTTGGATTTGCAGGAGATACATCAGCAACACTCCAGATTGGAGACGGTACAGATGTAGATAGGTACTCAACAGGTACTCCTTCTGTATTCACTACAGCGTCAGCAGGTATTGACGCGGGAGTTCCTTCTGGAACAAAGTTCCATTCAACAGCAAAAACACCTAAATTGACTATTACTTCTAACTCAGACTTCGGTCTTGTAGTGACAGAGGGTAATGGAGCAATGACAGTGACGCTGTTCTGGTACGAAGCGAACTAATAATTCGCACTTTATTCACTTTTAATCTAATCATAATCTTATGTTAGTTAGCACTATGACAACTCCCGCAGTAAATGACCTCATCAAGAAGTCATTTGTGAAAGAGGCGTTCCGACCCGCAGGGGACGTACGACGTATCTTCCACAAGGAAAACGGCGACTGGAGTTCTAACACAAAGAGGATACAGGAAATGGATCGCGACCGATTTGCAGAGCAAAAGGTAGAAGGTCAAAGTTCTGCACAACGTGGTATCTCACAGGGATACTACAAGGACATTGTTCGCAAGACAGTTTCTGTTACCCGACTTGTGTCAGGTGAGGCTTATAAAGCCCTTACCGCACATAAACTTGCACAGTACGCAACTCAGACTGGTGCAGATGTAGTAGACAAAATTGAGTTGGATATGAGGAACTTTATAGGTTACGGTTCAAGTTCTTCTTATACAGACAATGGTGGTTTTACTATTGACACAACTGTAGGAGACGGGTTGGCTCTATTCCACACAACTCACACATTGAAGAACAGCTCTACAACTTATTCAAACATTCTTTCTGGTGCTCCGTCATTCAGCGAGAGTGCATTGGAAAGTGCAGAGGACTTCTTCAATTACAACGTTCTGGACAACAACGGACAAAGAATTACTATGAACCCTAATACAATCATTACGAGCCGAAAGGCAACTATGGTGAACAGGGTTGCACGTATTCTTGGCAGTATGTCTCCAGAGCTTATTGAGGGATCAACAAACGCAAACGCAGGTGTGAAAAACACCTACAAGAATAAGTACCGACATCTTATTGTTGAGTTTGACGTTACTGCTCTCAACGTAACAGATAGCGATAAGTCATTTTATTGGTATCTAGGTGCTCTAGGTGGTATGCCCGAGACAAGTTTTCAGGGATACTATGTATCTTGGACATCTCCTATGGTTGCACCTGCGGAGATCAATCAAGACAAGTGGACACTATCCTACACAGGACGAGCCGTTTACGGTATCGGAGCTGTATCAGGAAAGGGTCTCTTGCAGGTTCAGGCAACTGCGTAAGCAGGTCTTGGGCACTCTCCTTGCCTCTCTCGGGGGGCGGGATAGAGTGCCAAAGACACATTATTGGCTCTAATCTTGACAAATATATGGCAAGACGAAAACAAAACGTAAAGAAAATCTATTTTGACTTCTCAAACGAAGCAGTAGATGAGCCGATCTTCAAAGCAGTTGCTGACGCTGTTACAAGTGCAGGTACACTTTCACACCAAATTGCGGTGGATATAGGTGGTACTACTTATTACTTGTACGCGTATACAACTGGTTCGTAATTCGGGCGTTATACCTGTCTCTTATGGGGGCAGGATATAGCGTCTGAGGAGGATTACTCACATTAACAAATTATTTATGCAAGACATATTTCCAAACATACGAGACGGACGAAAGACTGTAACCACAGCAGGTACAGCAGAGCGTCTAGTCTCAGCAAACACGCCTTGCCGAAAGGTAACAATAATGGCGGAGTTAGATAACACTGGCTACATCGTGATCGGTGACAGTACAGTGGTCGCAAGTTTATCAACAAGACGCGGTATTCCTCTTTCAGCAGGTACATCTGTAACACTTGATATATACGATTTATATAGCATATATCTTGACGCAGAAGTAAGTGGAGAAGGGGTAACCTTCCTCTACCAGTTCTAATTATGCAAATTATGAATAAAATTAAAGATTTCTTCAAAAGACAAAGCCTCTCCGTACTTATTGCGGTGTTTGGGCTTGTTTTGTTAGGAGGAGCGGTCACTTTTGCACAGGTAAACTCTGCAGTTGGGGGACAAAGTCTTTTCCGATTACTTAATGGTGCAGTGACACCTACAATATCAACGTGGACACTAGGAAGTCCTAGTAGCCCTATATCACACGGCTATTTCACAAATCTTACCGCTTCAACAACAGTAACTGATACGCTCACATTCTCGGGTGTAGGAGGAGATATAGATTTCGAGGGGTTTCAGATCACGAACGCGGGTCTTATAACAGGAACTCACTTTATGGCTACAAGCACCACTGCAACATCAACATTCGCAGGAGCAATAGATGTAAGTAGCGGTGCGCTATTCGTAGACCCTTCATTGAATAGAGTGGGCTTCAATAACAATGCTCCCGCTACAACAATGCACATAGGTAACGATAGCTCTGCAACATTACAGGGTATGTATTTCACGAACACACAAGGAACTACTCGTATGGGAATTGCAGGTGGTGGTTCTGATATTATTTCTTCAACAGTAGCAGGAGACTTTGCTCTCGCAAACACAAACGCTACAGGGGATATGATTTTTGGAACTGGAGGTAGTGCGACAGAGAATGAAAGAATGAGAATACAAGCGGACGGAACTATTGGTATCGGTACTAATTCTCCAAGTGAGAAACTAGAAATAAACGGAAACTTTGAGTTTAGTGGAGACGGATATATCAAAAGAGCAGGTACAGAGCTTCTTTACTTCACATCGGGTGCTGTTCAGACTTCTCAAGACCTTTATGGAACAGCAGACTTGAATACTGATTTGGGTCTTATAACCAGAAGGTGGAAAACACTCTACTCAGCTACTCTAACAGACACTGGAAGCAAGGTAGGAATAGCCACAACATCTCCCACAGCAACTCTCACAGTAAACGGAAACATAGTATCAGAAAGCAACGCTCTTACAGACGGAGCTACGATAGATATAGATTGGGCACAAAGTAATGTCCACTATGTAACTTTGGGCGATAACAGAACAATCACATTCTCAAATGTTCAAATCGGGCAGTCAATCAGAGTATATGTAACACAAGACGGCACAGGTTCACGAACACTTACATACCCTACAATCGTATGGAAAGACGCTACTGCTCCGACATTGACTACAACAGCAGGTGCTACAGACATACTTGTATTCACAACAGCGACTTCAACAGGAACAGTCTTCGGCTCTTATTCAACAGGTTACTAAAACGCTTATGAAGAAATCAACACTTAAAAACTGGTTGCGAAAAGGAACAAGTATATTACTTACGGTAGCTTTCGTAGTTGTTGGTACTTTTTCTTATAACACTTTCCTTGCTAATGCTGATACGGGGACATTTGATGTCCTTGTAGTTGGTGGTGGTGGAGGGGGTGGTAGACAGAGAGGTGGAGGTGGTGGTGCGGGTGGATATATATATCAAACAGCACAAGCAATAGATGTAGGCACATATACAATCACAGTGGGTGCAGGTGGGGCAGGTTCTACTAACGATGCAAATAAGGGGACTAATGGTGGAAACTCATCTATTGGTGCATTGTATGTTGCTATTGGTGGAGGTGGAGGTGGGTCAGTCTCAAATCAAGACGGTGCTACTGGTGGCTCTGGAGGTGGTGGTGGATATAATAACGGCACATTCACAATAGGAACTGGAGGAGGTGCAACATCAGGGCAGGGGAACACAGGGGGGAGTGCAACACACCAAGAACATTCTGGCGGAGGTGGCGGTGCGGGTGCAGTGGGTGCAAATGCGGGTACAACCGCTGGAGGTACGGGTGGTAACGGATTATCCAACTCAATAACTGGTTCTTCAGTAACTTATGCGGGAGGCGGTGGAGGAAGTGAGATAAGTACCTGTAATGGTGGAAACACTGGAGGAACTGGCGGAGGTGGTGATGGTGGTACTGCTTGTGGGGGACAAACAGCAGGAACAGATGGACTCGGTGGAGGTGGAGGTGGTAATTCAGGTGCATTTCCCGGAAATGGCTCTGACGGTGGAGACGGCGTGGTAATAGTCCGCTTTGAAACAGGAACAATCACAGTAGATGACAGCACAGGAGCAACGGAAACCACAGACGGCTCATACACAGTCCTAAAATGGACTACAAGTGGGACATTTGAATTCAGCGTAGGAGGCGGTGCAGATGACGGCACTACTATGATACTCGGAGACTTTGTTTATAAGCCAGAATATATAGCATAATGTTAGATAAAACTAAAAAAATAATAGCAGGTACAGCAATCACTATTACACTCGTAGGGAGTGCATTTGCTCTAAGAACAGATGATATTAAGCCAGACGGTAGAGTATTGAAAGAGAAATACAGCAAAGCAGAATGGGCGGAATTGAAAAATCAGGCACTAGCCCTTGTGGACAAAGAAAGTTTAACCCTCAACGAAGTTATGTTGATTGAAGATGTTATAAATACAGAATGTGAAGAAATAAGGGGGCAAAATATAAATGGCAAGATAGACATTACGAAAGCGAAGATAAAAGATTTTATAAGGGGTAATTGTGAGTTTTAATATGTTTGATCTAATACGAGAACATTCAACGGTGAACATTATAAAGAATAGTTCTTACCTGTTGGCGTTTTTTGTTGGTCTTGATATTAGAGCGTACGCAATACTAGCCATATTTATTTTTATAGATACAGTTACGGGCGTATTGAAAGTTTTAATTCTTCACGGGGGTAGGCATATCAAGTCTAGTAAATTGTCTGCGGGTGTAATTTCTAAAATGTTACTTCTTCTCGTGCCTTTGTTGGTCGTATGGGCAGGGGAAGGAATTGGAATAAATCTACTTGCTGTTGCGGGAAGTGCATTGAGTATCTTCATACTTTCAGAATTGTATTCAATTCTAGGAAATATATATGCGATACACACCAAAAAGGAAGTAGAGGAGTTTGACGCAGTATCAGCAGTATTAAATCTATTAAGAAAAAGCACATTAAGACTGTTGAACGCAGAGAAAAAAAAAATCAGTAACGACGAGCCAGAATATAAAAACGCGGTTCGTCTAAAAAATAAAAAATAGTTTATAAATTAAGAATAATGTTATGAATACAAAAACTTTAATTGAAAAATATCCGATACTACGGTCTTCTGCAGATCCAAAGCAGATGTCTATGACTATACAAGGTGTTCTGACCGCAGTTTTTACCATACTTTCACTCGTTGGAGTAATACCTGCAGACGCAGTAAAAGACATCTCACCCATTACGGATACAATCGTAACTGGTATTCAGGGAGTTCTTTTGGGGATTTCAGCAGTATTGACCACGTTTGGAGCACTGAGAAAGGTATATTACAAGTGGTTTAAGAAATAATTATGATAGAGGCAACAACACTAAAATCAGACGTACAAGGCGAGTTTGAAGGCGGAAACTCATTCTCTGTTGATTGGGACACTCAAATAAGAAAGGCGGTTGAAAACGTGTTGGATAATTGCCGTCCAGAAACATTGAAGCGTAGAGTGCCTATCTATGGAGGTCTGGCACAGCAGGTCTATATGTATTATTGTCCAGACGATGTACTTGTACCGTCAGACCTTTATACAAATGACGGTTTGCGAAAGTTCACATATTCACCACCAAAGCAATACTATAAGAAATTGGCAAATAACACTTATACTATTGAATATATAAACGGAGTGCGATTTCTAGTGGTACAACACAATATCACTGCTTCAATACTGACTATTGACAGTATGGAGAGCGTAGGCACAAAAACAGGAGGAAGTGTCGCACTCAATCAGCATAACTATCTTGTTGGATCATCTGCTATTCAGGCTACGTTTACTGACGCAGGAGTGACTGTTTCTGATACTCTTGCCTCCACCATAGATATCTCTGGCTACTTAAAAGGGGTAACATTACTACCAACATATATACCCACAGCAGATAATCTTGCCTCTATTGTGATCAGACTGCTCTCAAGTTCAGGAAATTACTATCAAGTTACAACGGCTGTGGATAGCGTTGGGGACAAGTTGATAGACGGGTGGAACATAACACGATTTGATATGGCTAATGCTACTACAGTAGGAAGTCCAGACAGCAGTGCCATTGCTTCTTGGGAGATTATAGGCACTACAACGACAGGAGAGACTATGACGCTTATCTTTGACAAGTTCACTATTCAAAAGTTTAATCCTTATTACTTAGAGTATTACTCAAATAAGCCTTATGCAACAAGTACGGGCGTACTATGGCAAAGCACTATTTCAGTAGCGAACCAAGATAAGATCAACTTTGACCGTGATGTTGCGGGTATTCTACACTACGAGCTTTGTTTGCAGATTGTTCAATCAGCAACGTTTGACAGTATAGATAGCCAAATAACCAAACGATTTGAAGGGCAATTACAGAGGAAATACAATAACTATTGGGCTTCACACCCTTCAAGTGAAGAACCTGCGACATATAGTAAGTCTCCAGAGATAGATATGAGCATAGACACATCTTTTGGTCGTCTTCAAGACAATACCGAGAGCTTAGATACATAATTATGATAGTAGATAACTTTCAAGGATACATAGAAGGAACAGACCTTACAAAAATACCTGTAAATAACTTGGCATACCCTTCCAAGAACGTTGTCGTACATAAAGGAAAAGTAACGACACGAGGCGGTCTTGTAAACGACGGGACTGCACCAACAGAAAACACTGCTATTCATTCAGAGTTTGTGTGGAAAGACGCTATTGGTGGCGTACGACCTATAAGAGTATTTGGGCAGACCGTTCAGGTTAAATATAATTCTAAGTGGTATACCATTTTTACCGCATTAGACAGTGATGTAACAAGGGTATTTTTTGCAACGTGGATTGACAGCAACGGCTCAATTATAAAGAAAAGACTATTTTTTGTAGACGGTTCTGCGACTATGTACCAGTGGAATGGAGCAATCGGTACAGTAGAAAGTGCTACTACTAATAGTGTTGTGTTGCCTACTGCAGACGGTACTTGTCTTGCACAAGGCTTTGACGCAGGAGATGTGACAGCTCAGACACTCCTTCATTTTATAGGCAGTGCAACAACGGCAAACAGTGAGGAAAGCCAGACGAATGATCCGACGGCTCAGACACTCTCAATATCAGGAACTTGGGATACTACACCAGTAGCAAATGATGTAATCATTGCAAAGCCAGTAGCTTTTGCAAACGAAGTATCTTCTACATTTGACTTAGATTTTATATATTCATACAAAAACCACATTGTTGTAGGAAATTACAATAGCGTAAACCTTTATTTCTCACATATTGAGACATATTCACTTGCAACAGGGCTTGATTTTACAATGCCCACATCTGGGTCAAGAACTGCACTTACCCCTATTTTTATGCAATTAGACGGCAATGTAACTGCTTTGATAGCACGAAAGGGTGTGCTTTGGGTATCAGACGCAGATGACTGGTATAAAGTTACAAAAACAGTTGAAATAAACCCTTATGGCTTATGGGTAGATGTGGAGAAGCTAGAGACTGGTGAACTGAAAGGAGCGTTACCTATGGCAGTAGCAAAACATAAAGGAGACATTATCTATGTTGGACAAGACAGCACTCTGCAAAGAATTACCACAAACGAAATACTTGCGACTGATGATATCCGTCTCGCTTCTGATGATGTAGAAGACTTGTTACCACGCCTAGACTTAACAAATGTACGGGTCTATTACCTAGAAAGAGCAATATACATAATTTGTCCTGCAGACAGCACACTTGTGATATTAGATTTAATTGAAGGGTTTTTCCAACCGCCACAAATAGTGCCTTTATCTTGTATTTCAATAATTGACGGTATCAAATATGGACACCACAACGCAGATAATCAGACCTATAAGCTATTCTCTGGTAGAGACGATTTAGGAACGCCTATTGAGGCGATTGTCGCTTTTGGACACTCACACGGAGAAGGCTCAATCAAACACCCTTTCCGAAAGAAAAGACATACTATGTTTGGTGTATCTTGCCGTTTGACAGTAGACACTGTTGTAGATGTAGACCAACTCTTTGAAGAAACAGGGACACGAACTGACACTAATTTTGAAATAGACGGATCTACAGTAACAACTTATGCAGTAGATGATGATGTATCTTGGGCTACACACCCTTATGCAGACCGATCGTGGGGAGGAGCAGATATGGAAGTATCAGAATTAAGACGTGCAATAGTGTTCTCAAAGTTTGACGCAGTTGCGTATTTTGATTTTAGTCCGAAGTTCACAATTACAGGTGATGATAATGAGTTTCACTTACTTGCGTGGTATATAGACGACGAAATTGCACCGCGAAAGATAGAAAGCGAGTTATTTATTAGTAAATAAAAATGTTAAAATAAAATTATGTCAATATATATAGTAAAAGCCCTAAAAACATATTTGAAAAGCCCTCTTACTGCGTCGGCTTCTTCTATCGTTCTCCGCAAGTTTGTGGACACTAAGGGTAACGAACTGGCACTCTCAGATTTTGGAGACTGGTTTGTAGTGGTGGTAAAACAGGGAGATACAATAGAAATGATAAAATGTGATGCTATATCACAGAGCGGTTCAGATACGAGTGCAACTCTTACGGTAGCAACGAATGGACGAAATCTTGATCCGACTACTCCATACGCAGGTTCAAGTACAGGTAATGCGTTTCAATCAGGTGCAGAAGTCATTGTGACAAACGACCCTTATACTGTCTCACAGTTTGGAAATCTTAATAACGCTCAAACGTGGTCTTTGCTTCAAACATTCACTCTTGCACCAGTATCTAGTCAGGACGCAACAGCTTCAAACGAACTTGTGCGGAAAAGTCAATTAGATAGTGCCGTGCTTGGCTCTCTCACACTCACTCCAGTAGTAGTACCTGCAAAGGGGGGTGCAGTTTTGGCAGTAGATAAACTTGTATATCTTGATATCTCTGACGGAAAATGGAAATATTGTGACGCAGATATTGCGGGACAAGTAGATAATGTAAAACTAGGTATTACAAGAGGTGCTTGTGCAGGTGACGGATCTGTTATAACAAACGGTGTGACAATCGCAGGGGTACACGAAGCCTCAAGCGAGATTTTCACAGCAGATACAAAATACTATGCCTCTAATACGGCAGGAGAGTTTTCTTCAACGGCAGGAACAGTGGAAGTCTCAGTAGGATTTGCACATACTACAACTAAGTTTTATTTATTCCCACGCTTTGATCAGGTTCTCACAGAGAACATTCAGGACGCACTTGCGGGTACGGCGGGAACTCCAAATGCTTCAAATAAATATGTAACAAATGACGATACCACAGGGACTGGAGACGTTGTTAGGTCTTCTGTAACTAATACAATCGCAAAGTTTGGGGGTGACGGCTCAGACGGGGCACTTGAGGTAGCCTCTGGAACGACAGATATAGACTTAGGAGGTCTTGCAGTGGTAGAAAAGAACTATACCTCAATCTCTATTACAGGGACTGGAAAAGTAACTTTCTCAAATCCACACGCAAATGGAACGATAGTAATCCTAAAATCACAAGGTGATGTAACTCTCACTTCGTCAGAAGCTCCTATGCTTGACGCTTCGGGTATAGGTTCTGCGGTAGGAAGTAA